GGAAGAATTCGACAAGATGCGCCAAGTCGTTCAAAAAGAACGCAATGAGTTGGAGCGTCAAAAAAAAAGGCTATTGAACTGGCTAAACGAAAACGGGAAGTTCTCATCGAGAAATATAGTGTACGAGCCGCTATATGCGTATCAGTTCTTATATGGGTACTGACCTTTGTTTTAGTGGAATACAGCGTATATAGAAGTTATCAAAAGTCTAAATACCACATTGAAGAATAAAACCCAAATACGACTTTAAGGAGTAGATATGGATTGGTTAAAAACTATAGCACCTACAATAGCCACGGCTTTGGGTGGTCCATTGGCGGGTATGGCGGTTGAGGCCGTTTCTAAGGCTATTGGCGTTGACCCTGCCCAAGTTCAAGAAACTATCAATTCAGGCAAGATGACTGCTGACCAAATAGCATCATTACAAACTGCTGAGATTGCTCTTAAAGCTAGAGCACAAGAAATGGGTTTGGACTTTGAGAAGTTAGCGGTAGCTGACCGTACTTCTGCTAGACAAATGCAGATCAGCACCCAAAGCTATGTACCGCCTACCCTGTCAATTATGATTGTATTGGCGTGGGCAATCGTGCAATGGTTCTTGTTAACGCACATTATTGATAGCTCAATGCGTGAGCTTATAGCCCGTGTGTTGGGTACTTTAGACGGTGCTTTGATGCTTGTTCTCAGTTTTTACTTTGGAAGTTCTGCTGGTTCACAGGCCAAAGATACCATGATTCACAACTCTGTACCAAAATGACAACACTTTTATCACCCCATTTTTCACTAGAAGAACTGACAGTAACAGACCATAGGGAGTTTACAAATGAACCTAATGACCTTGAAAAAAACAATCTTAAACGTCTGGCAGAGTTACTTGAACAGGTTAAAAGACTTTTGGGCGATAAGCCAATTATGGTTAACTCAGCGTTTAGGTCTAAACAGGTTAATGACGCAGTTGGAAGTAAAGATACTTCTCAGCATCGTATCGGCTGTGCTGCTGATATTCGTGTGCCTGGCATGACCCCAAATGAGGTTGTGAAGGCCGTCATAGCATCGAACATACCTTATGACCAGATCATCCGAGAATTTGATAGGTGGACGCATATTAGCGTACCAAATGAGCCAAATGGCAAACCTAGACGGCAAGCATTGATAATTGATAAACAAGGCACAAGAATATATAGTTAGATTTTCATAAGTAAACAAGGGAGTTTTAGACTCCCTTTTTTTTCGTAAATGTGTCACACTAGTTGAGGACAATAACTTCATGAAAATCAAAGCCTTGGATAATTTTGTTCATGAACATCTTTTAAATAAGATGCAGAAACAATGTTTACCCCAAGATGAGGTTTACGATGTGTCAAAAGGTTATTGGTGGGGAGCTTTTGATGGAGACGTTTGTATTGGTTTTTGTGGGCTTGTACCTAGCGCTCGTTGGGGCGATTGTGGTTATTTATGTCGTAGCGGAGTTGCTAGAGCGTTTCGTGGCAAGGGGATACAAAAGAAACTTATCAAAGCGAGAGAACGTAAGGCAAGAGCCTTGGGATGGAATTGGTTAATCACAGACACAACAGACAACCCAGCATCATCAAATTCATTAATTTCATGCGGTTTTAAATTGTTCAATCCCACAATTCCGTGGGGGGGTAAATATACTCTTTACTGGAGAAAGCATTTATGAAGTTCTACAGCGACATGGAGTTTATTACTCTGTTTGAGATGTTCAATAAAAACCCCACAATTATGGCCAAAAACCTTGGATTGTCTGTCAGAGGGGTACAAAGTAGGAGAAATAGGTTGGAGGCTTATTACAAAGAAAACATGGATACGGTGGAGGTAAAAGACATGATTGCACCCAAACCATTACGAGTTAACTTAGGCATAGAAAATGGCACAGTTATTGTATTTTCAGATGCCCACTTTTGGCCTGGTATCAAGACTGCTGCTTATCGTGGACTAATTTGGGCTATTCAGAATGTTGAGGGACTTAAAGCGGTAATCAACAACGGAGATGCCTTTGATGGAGCGTCTATAAGCCGTTTTCCTAGAATTGGGTGGGACAGTACCCCAAGCATTATTCAAGAGCTTAAAGCGTGTGAGATAGCCCTTGGAGAGATAGAAGACGAGGCTAAAAAGGTCAACCACAAAATTAAGTTGATATGGCCTTTGGGTAACCACGATGCTAGGTTTGAAAACAGATTAGCTAGTAATGCTCCACAGTATGAATTTGTTAAAGGGTTTAGCTTAAAAGACCATTTCCCACTATGGGAACCATGTTGGAGCACCTGGATAACAGAAAGCGTTATTGTTAAGCACCGATGGAAAGGTGGAGTTCATGCGACTCATAATAACACCGTAAATGCGGGCGTTTCAATGGTTACTGGCCATCTTCATAGCTTAAAAGTCACACCGTTTAACGATTACAACGGTACACGATTTGGTGTTGACACAGGCACATTAGCTGATCCAACTGGACCACAATTTGAAAACTATTTAGAAAATTCTCCTACCAATTGGCGGTCAGGCTTTGTAGTGCTAACATTCCATCGAGGGCATATGTTGTGGCCTGAAGTAGTCAACGTAGTGGATGCTAAACACGTTGAATTTAGGGGTAAAGTAATTAAGGTATAAAAAAAGGGGTCTTTGAGACCCCTTTAAGAAGTGGTAAGACCTTATTCAGCGTCTTCTTCTTCTTCGTCATCTTGTAAAGCAAGGTAAACTGCTTCACTTAATTTTTCTAATACATCAACATTGTCTGTTTCAATAGTAACGGTTGTTTCCCAATCTTCAATTTTCAAAGTATATTCCATGATTGCTCCTTGGTTAAAACTTCATTTTGGACTAAGTTTGTGACATTTATATATGTATTTTTGTTGTAAATTAGAGAATATTAAAAATATATTTTGTTTTATAATTGAAAAAAGGGGAATTACATGGCCACAAACTTCACAGTTACTCAGCACAAATCTGCTAAATCTCAACCATCTAATTATGAAGTGGTTAGAGAATACCGCAAAGAGCGTGAACACGTTATGGCGCTTGAAAAAGAACTAAAAAAGCACGAAAAGACTGATATTACCCACGCACATCCTAGACATAGCCCAAGCCCAAGCATGAATCAGCCCAAGGCAGGCATCCCAGCGTTACGCAAGGGGTAAGTACATCTTTTTGTACAAGTCGGTTATAGGCACGTTTACAGGCCATTGGTCGGTTATCAAAAGATAATGCAAGGTCTTTAAATGTGCGTTAACCCAAATAGTCTGTCGCTCATCTTTGGTTAGCTCATTACCTTGATCTACATCGTGATGGCAAGATTGGCATAGGGCAGCAACATAGTTATCGCTTGCTTTAATGCCACGACCTTTACCGCCATGCCAGTTAGAGTGTGCCGCTTGCGATTGGTAGTGCCCACAGTTTTGGCAATTCAGGCTTGCGACTATTTCCAATAACCGTTTGTTCCGTACATATTGTGTTTTCAAGTATGACTTCACGGGTTGTATATCTATGCCCTTGGGTACAGGTGTATCGTCTTCTTTTTGTATCGTCTTCATTTGTTCTTGTTTCTAAAATCTTACCGTTGCGTTGGCATACTGGACATTTCATTCGTGTGACCTTATAGCTAATCGTTCTGATGCTTCACGGGTGCGCCACACATCGATATGTAGCCGTGAGGATTCTAATTGATACTTTAAAGTTTCTTCTTCTTTGACTGAGGAGATTAAATCATCAATTAAAGATATGTAAACAGGGTTTGCGAGGGCATCACGTTCTTGAGCTGCTACTTGTGTAATTCCATCAGCAAATGCTTGTTGCATCAGGATTGCTTTGGTAGTCTTTAGTTTTAATTCATTACCAATTCTGTTGGATTTAGCATTAGCATAATTACTTGCAAAGTTACCAATAAATTCAGCGTGTTTTTCAGGACTCATTTTTTCCCTTTTGACGTTTAGACATATTTTTCAGCACAAGAAACGCAATATAGGGCATGGCCATCACCAACACCACATTCAGCACAAGACCCTTTTACTGGTTGTAACAATGCTTCTTTTATGGCGGCAATACAGGCGTACATCTGTGGTTCAAAGTCTGCTAATACCCAACCATCCATGTTGAGCTGTTCAATTAACTCAAGCGACATTTCTAATGCTTTGTTTTTTGTCATTTTTCTTTTTTTCCAACCTAGTGCGATAGTGTTTCTACCAGTAGCCATAATAAAACCCCTAATATTGATATTAAACAAATTAAACCAAATAAAGTTAAAGTTAAAACAATCGTACTCATTTTGTATAATTTTCCTCTGCTAATTGACAAAAAATAGAACATTCAATGTTTTGTTCTTTAGGATAATCACCTGCATCTTTTGGTAATTCATCTAAATAAACACGTTCTCCTCTGTGTTTGCTTATACAAGCACCAATATTTCTTTCAAGTTTGGCCATACGATCAAAATGTTCAGGAAAATCAACCCTAATTTTGTTCCAATAACCAGCTCCTCCTTTAACACATCCAATGCAATTATTATTGTGGTATCCCAGTTTGTACATCATTGGCAATTCAATATTGGCATTTTCAAGCATTGCCAAACAATCTTCTTTTTTTAACCCTTCGTCAATCAAAGGACACCAAATATTTACATCATTATTTGCATCAATAAATCTATCAAGTCTATGTTGTTCTTCTGCTGTATAGCCAAAAACCTGTTTATCAGTTAATTGTTCAAATTTTTGTCGCACTTCTTTTTTAAGAAATTTAGTACAAGGCGCACCAGCTATTCCTACTATGTATCTATTTTTTTCAAATACATTAAAAATGCTACCCTGATATTTTTCATTTCTTAATATTTGTATTTCTTGACCAAACCATTGTTCACATTCTTTAAGAAACCGTTTGTTGTCAGGATGTTCTTCTGCAACTTCTGTATAAGCAATAATCAAAGGCAATTTGCCTGCATTATTAGCTATAGCCAGTTTAGTTGCTATTGCAGATGCTGCTCCACATGAAAACCAACATACTATTCTCATTCTGTTTCCTTAATAATTACTTCAACGTAAGGTTCACCATAAACTTTAGTAGTAAACAAATCAACAACCTGTGCATCGTCAACATAAACAATACCATTCATGCTATCAAGAAATGCTTTTACTATGTTATCAATGTCAGGTTTCTTTGTTGGGCGTTCCAAACCGCTTAAACAGTCTTCCTTGCGTGTTTTAGAATAAGACGCTGGGATAGGGTAGGAAATGTAAATAAATGCCTCTAATGGGGTCTTTAAGGGTTCAGATGCCCCCATAGCAACCATTGCAATGTCACTTATTTGATTTTCGTAAGTCTTTGTTTTTTCATCTGTGTATGTAGAAACAAACTTACCACGCCTAGCAAATCGGGGACGGCCTTTGCCCTGTGGTTTGCCAGGCACTTTGAATGTTACTAAAAATGTCATTGCAATTCTTTCATTCTTTTAGCTATTGCTTTACCTAACCCTACCCACATACCACTTGAATCTTGTTCTAAATCTTTTACTCTTTGTCTAACGTATTCAATCCATCCAGCATTCAATGCAAGTTCAGCATAGAAAGTTACAACATCTTTAGACATAGTTATGCCTAGGGTGGATATACCACTCCCTCTCCAATCTAATCTCAGCTACAGTTATCATAAGTTATCTTAAATAGAAATTAAATCCAAGCTCGCATGACGGGTCTATTCATCTTATACAACTGGCCTAGTTTTCCACCTGAGTTACCAATTGCTTTACCGATACCTAAACCAAGTTCGGTCACGTTTTGCACAGGGGTGTATCTGTGTGCGGTGTTTTCTTCCAAGCAGTCCATTCAGACCCTCTGCTATCGTGTGGAGTACGGTCAGCAAAAGCAAAAACCCCATAATTCACTCTGTGGTCTTGGCTCTTGGCGAGAGCAACAGCAAGGCGATTGAAAGTAGTCAAAAGACTCGCTTGCTATACGACAAGACCACACAATAAACTATGGGGTTCATCGACACTTTCAATTACCTAGATGCCACTCTAGACAATTTCATTATAACCTAATTTAACAATTAATAAACCATTCAGGGTGTAGCAATTGAAGTTGCCAAATCCTAGCCTGGGGAATTTCTTTCCATCGGCAAACAGCTACCCTAGAAATACCTAGTATTTTTGCAAGTTTGTTCTGATTGCCAGCTAATTTAATTGCTTGTTCTTTATTCATACCTATATGTTAACATTTATTAACTAAAATACAACACATTTAAATAAATACAACATATTAGGGTATGTACCTAATAAATAGTTGTTGACCTATTGTTAATTTGCGTTAACATAGCGTCATGCCTTAAGCAATTCGCTAAGAGGTCTTTTTAGAAAGAAACTATGTTTCCATACAACAAAGCATTTAACACTATTGTTAAAACACAAGAAGAAGCAATCAATATCGCTTATGGCAAGCGTAAATTTGGTGGTGCTTTTTTACCCCACAAACTAGGTTTTATTGTTTATTGGTTGCCAAAAAATCTTGCACAAGATTTTGCATGGTAATGACTTTAGAACAAGCCCATCAAATTCTTGATGAAGTTAAGGTTGGCATTCCACATCCACAACACATTATCAATCAAGCACTAATCACCACAGGAGATTTAAAGCCATGACCCCAAGAACAATCATTGAAGCCTTTCCACAAACAATGGAATATGGCGCAGCAATTACCAAACCCTACAAACAATTCACAGCATCAGATATTGCAATTTCTTTAGTAAGTATTGTAGGTTTTGTTGTTTTATTGTTAGACCTTTTCTTTTGGAGGGCAGTATGAACGAATTTAAATTAATTGTTACTGCATGTGAAGACGCAATGGCCAAGTATGGCCATCAAAGCAATTTGGCATTCCAAGTAGGTTATTACAAATCACAGACCGAGCGTTTGTGTGCTGAAGTGGAATTTTTAAAGCAAGAGTTGGAATCAACAATCGAACAAATCAAAGACGTTATGAAAGATTTAGCATGAAAGAAATAGCAACAGCTTTGGTAAAAGCACAAAAGGCATTTAATCCCGCTTTAAAGCAATCTGTAAACCCTCATTTTAAAAGTCGATACGTTGACCTAGCTGGGTGCGTTGAGGCGGTTATAGACGCATTAAACGACAACGGCATTTATTTGTTACAAAAGACTTATGACTGCGAAAACGGCATTATTTTAGAAACCATCTTTATCCACGAAAGCGGAGAATCCCTTGAGTGTGGTTTATTGCACTTTCCAGCTATCAAACACGATCCACAGGGTTACGCTAGTGCTTTAACCTACGCCAGGCGGTATAGCCTTATGGCTGCTTGCGGTATAGCTCCTGAAGACGATGACGGCAACCAAGCGTCAAAACCAAAACCTAATCTACCAGTTAAAAGCCATGTAGAGCCTGAAAAACTTGGTTTATTGATTGACAAGATGAGAACGTGTGAAACAAAAGAGCAATTGTTTGCTAGTTATAAGATTGCATTACAAGCCTGTCATTCTGAAAAAGAATGGGAAACAATGGTCATTAAAGTCAAAGACGAACTAAAGGGGTTAATAAATGGATGATGTATTAGATGACATACCTTGCCCAGTTTGCGATCTAGGCGAGTTGGAAATAACAGAAACCCGTAAACATTTGCATTGTGCTATTTGCGGACATTATCAACTTATACCGAAAGATGACGATGATTTCTAAAAAAACTATTGTTGAAATTGCAATTGAGGCAGGCTTTCACAAGTATTCTGTTGACACAAATCTTGATAACTTTATATATTTTGCTGGAATGATTGCCGAATTGGAAAGGGAAGAATGTGCCGAAATTTGTATTAATGAAGATGATTTCAAGACGCAGATTTGTGCTTTAAAGATATTAACTAGGGGTTTGGAATGATAGAACAACGCACCGAAGAATGGTTTAAACAACGTTTGGGCAAAGTTACGGCATCAGCTATAGCAAACGTCATAGCCAAGACAAAAACAGGACCTAGCGCATCTAGAGAGAACTACAGCACCCAATTGACTTTAGAACGGTTAACTGGACAACAGGCAGAGTTTTTTACCAATGCAGCAATGGAGTGGGGAACAGCTACTGAGCCACAAGCTAGGCAGCACTACGAGATATATAGGGATGTATTTGTAGATGAGGTGGGTTTTATTACTCACCCAACAATTGAGATGGCGGGTGCAAGTCCTGATGGGTTTGTAGGGGAAGACGGGCTTGTAGAAATCAAATGCCCTGAAAGTAAAACACAAATGGAGACCCTGCTCAATCAGAAAGTGCCCACTAAGTATATGCCACAAATGCAATGGCAATTAGCGTGTACTGGTAGAAAGTGGTGCGATTTTGTCAGTTTTGACCCGAGAATGCCTGAAAATCTACAAATTTTTGTGCAAAGGGTCGAAAGAAACGATTTATACATCAAGATGTTGGAAGAAGAAGTAGCGCTGTTTTTAGCAGAAATTGACGAAAAAGTTAAAATTTTAAGGAACATAAAATGAGCAAGATATTAAAAGAAATCAAAGTAATTACAGGCACTTATACAGATAAGAATGGCCAAAAGAAGAATCGTTACTCAAGAATCGGGTCTGTGATTGACACATCTAAAGGTCCAATGCTAAAAATAGACAGCATTCCACTTAAAGAGGGCGGTTGGGATGGTTGGGCATACATGAACGAGCCGTATGACGATGGCGGTGTACCTAATCCACAGGCTAGTCGTGCGCCTAGAATGGGTAACTTTGACAATATGGCAGACGATATACCTTTTTAAGGATAAATCATGCCATTTCAAATGCCACTAAGGTTTGATGGAGACGATTACTTACCAAAACGTGATGATGTCAGGCTTACTGGCCAACTTTTACGGGTTTGGAATGCAGTTTGCGATCAAAATTGGTATTCATTGAAAGAAATAGCTGAAAAAACAGGTGACCCCGAGGCGAGCATTAGTGCTCAGTTAAGGCATTTAAGAAAACCACGCTTTGGGGCGCATTTGGTGGAAAGATTGCACATAACAAGGGGTTTTTACAAATACAGACTTACGCCCAAACTTAAAGATTTGAACTAATTTGAATTTGTGCTATAGTTAAAATACTGCCAAAAGGTAGTGTTTTTTGCAAAGAAACTAAAGGATTACATCATGGGTTACATGAATATGGAAAAAATGCCAAAAGGTGCAAAGTCTTCTGACAGCACAGGCGAGAAGAAAGTTGGCGCATCAATGGTTGACAAAGAAGTTATGCGTCCTGGTATGTCAGGCGAGAAAATCCCAAAGGGTGCATTGTCTAGCGACACAAGCGGAGAGCGTAAAATGCCTATCGCTGGTGGTGTAGGCATGGGCAAGATGGACGGGATTGGTTCAAGGGACAGCTCACACATGGGCAAGCACGATGGACGCATGGGTGAAATGAAAGGCGGTTCTTCAGAAAAGAGCTGCTACGAGCACGAGCGTTCAGAGTACAGATAAAAGCGAAATGCCGCCAAGGAGCATCAAGGCGGCACTTCTAATCACAACAACTAAGTGGAGTTGATATGACTGTTTCCAATTGTAGTGCTTGTTCGTACTATATAGGCGGTAATTTAGGGGTATGCAGACGCTATCCTTATTACCAAAACCGCAGCATGAATGAATGGTGCGGAGAATTTGCAGAGAAAGCCATTTTGCCCGAGGTTAACCCCTTGGGCGTTTTTTCCAATGGTGAAACTATACCTGCCAAACGTGGAAGGCCACGCAAATGATTAAGCCATTAAGAGACAAGATATTTGTCAGACCTGAAAAGCGCATTCAGTCCACTCTTTATATTCAAAGTGCAGAAGTTGACACCGTAGGGTATGTTACGGCAGTTGGAGATGAAGCAGCAGAAGAAGGTCTAAAGGTAGGCGATAAAGTTTACTTTGGTACACTAGCCAAAGATTACAAAGATGAATACTTAAAGTATACTAATTTCAAAAACAATGATGAGAACATGATTGTTATGAGTTGGCAAGATGTATGTTTTATTGAGGAGACTGAATAATGGCAACTGGACTTTATGCGAATATCCATAAAAAACAGGAACGGATAAAAAAAGAAAAGGCCGAAGGTAAGCCTGTTGAGAAGATGAGAAAGCCTGGCACAAAGGGCGCACCTACTGCCGAGGCATTTAAACAATCTGCTAAAACGGCCAAGAAATGAAAAAGCACGACAAGCCCATAGAGCACAAAACCACGGGTAAGGGTAAGACTTACAACCCTACGGACAAAGGCGCAGGAATGACCGCCAAGGGTCGTGCTGAGTATAACGCCAAGAATGGTAGCCATTTGAAAGCACCAGCTCCTAATCCCAAGACTGAGAAGGATAAAGGGCGCAAGGCTAGTTTTTGTGCCCGCATGGAAGGTGTAGTAAAGAACGCTAAAGGTCCTGCTGAAAGGGCTAAAGCATCATTAAAGAATTGGAATTGTTAAAAAATGATTCATTATCATGGTTTACCAATTACACCAGCAACGGTAGCTCACAAAGCAATAGATGCAGGACACGCATTTGTAAGTTTTAGGCACAATGAACAATTAACGGTAGCCATAGAAGTTTGTCAATCATTTGCTATTGATAATGGGGCATTTAGTGCATGGAAAAGTGGTAATCCAATAACTGATTGGACAGAATTCTACGATTGGGCATTAAATCTAAAGAAAGTGCCAAGTTGTGATTTTGCCGTCATTCCTGATGTTATTGATGGCAACGAAGCCGAAAACGATGCTTTGCTCAAAGATTGTCCATTACCTTATTGGTTTGGCGCACCAGTTTGGCATTTGCATGAGAGTTTAGAACGATTAGAACAATTGGCTAATACCTATGTAAGGGTATGTTTTGGTTCATCAGGTGAATTTTCAACAATTGGCACACATAAATGGTGGAGCAGGATGGGTCAAGCCATGAGGGTAATATGTGATGACATGGGTAGACCATCATGTAAATTGCATGGACTAAGAATGCTAGACCCTAACATTTTTACTAAATTGCCATTTTCTAGTGCTGATTCAACAAATATTGGTAGAAATGTAGGAATTGATGCTCATTGGAAACACGGTAATTATTTGCCGCCAACGAAAGAAATGCGTGCCCAGTTGATGCGATCTAGAATTGAATCACACAATGCACCATCTGTTTGGGGTTATCACCAAGTAGAACAAGGATATTTATTTTGAAGTACGCTGTAATTTATATAGTAGGTTTAGTGGTTGCCAATTTGTTGGTATCTCATTTTGGACCTTGGTTTAGCATTATTAACGCATTTGTGTTGATTGGCTTAGATTTAACTTTAAGAGACAAAATACATGAATTATGGCAAGGCAAATGGCTGCCAATAGGCGGTTTAATAGTAACGGCAAGCGTTATATCGTATTTGTTAAACCCAGCAAGTGGCATGATTGCTTTGGCAAGTTTTGTTGCTTTTTCAGTCGCAATGTTGATTGACACAATTGTTTACCACTATTTATCACATAAATCATGGATAATTAAATCTAATGGTTCTAATATTGCGGGTGCTTTAGCCGATTCAATAATATTTCCAACAATAGCATTTGGCGTATTGATGCCTGAAATAGTATTGATGCAATTCTTAGCCAAAGTATTTGGTGGGGCAATTTGGGTATATTTAATCACATTGTTTGAAAGAAAAGATCATGCCATTAGTTAAATCAACATCACCTAAAGCATTCAAAGAAAACATCAAGGCTGAAATAAAAGCTGGTAAGCCAGTAAAGCAAGCCGTGGCCATCGCTTATGCTGAAAAGAACGCAGCAAAGAAAGCAAAAGATAAAAAGAAATGACTGAAGACACTAAACCTGTAGGCAGACCAACACTATATGACCCAGCGTATTGCGATGAGGTCAGGAAATTGGGCGCTTTAGGGAAAAGTGTAGAACAAATTAGTACATATTTGGGTGTGTCATTAAGAACAATGTACACATGGAGAGATAATTATCCTGAATTTTTGCACGCCTTGGATGATGCTAAGATTTCAGAGCAAACTTGGTGGGAAGATCAAGCTCAAGCGTATATGTTAGAGAACAAAGACAGTCCTAGACTGAACGCTAGTATTTGGTCAAGATCGATGGCGGCAAGGTTTCCTAAGAAATACAGGGAAAGCGTAAAGCAAGAGATTACAGGAGAGAATGGTGCGCCATTGCTGACGGCAATCCAAGTATCGTTTGTTACTCCTAAAGATGTTGGCGAAGCGGTTTAGCCCCGTAGGATGAAGATATTAAAGAGTGTTGTTCTCCTAACCCTGCTTTATGGGAGCGCCAACAATGCAAGCTAACGTAGAATTTCCTGTCAAACTGCAATGCTTGTTTCAGCCTGCAAGGTACAAGGTATTGTGGGGTGGACGTGGTGGTGCTAAGTCTTGGGGAATTGCCAGGGCGTTGCTAATCATAGGGTTAAATAAGCCAATCCGTGTGCTTTGCGCCCGTGAATTCCAAACATCCATCAAAGATTCAGTACATAAGCTATTGAGCGACCAAATCATAAATATGGGATTAACGGACTTTTATGAAGTGGTTGACCGCACTATTAGGGGCAAGAACGGATCAGAGTTTAACTTTGTTGGCCTGAAGAACAATGTAGCCAACGTCAAGTCTTATGAGGGTGTTGATATATGCTGGGTGGAGGAGGCGCAATCAGTATCTGCAAGGTCTTGGGACGTTTTGATTCCGACAATTCGTAAAGAACAATCCGAGATTTGGGTTAGTTTTAACCCTGAACTGGCCACAGACAACACCTATCAACGGTTTATTCTTAATTCACCAGCTAATTCTATTGTTCAAAAGATCAATTGGTCTGATAACCCGTGGTTTCCTGAGACGCTAAAGCTAGAAAAAGATGCGCTCAAAACTAGAGACATTGAAGCGTACAACACGGTTTGGGAGGGTATTTGTAGGGTAACGGTTGACGGTGCTATATTTGCCAAAGAAATGCAATTGGCTGAGATGGAAGACCGCATCACAAAGGTTAACTATGACCCGACAAAGCCCGTACACGCTGTATTTGACTTGGGATGGTCAGATGCTACGGCAGTATGGTTTGTCCAATTTATTGGGATGGAGACACGCCTGATACGGTATATGGAGACAAGCCAAGAGACAATTAGCGCCATATTAGCCAAAATGCAGACATTTGGTTACATATACGATACATTGTGGTTGCCACACGATGCTGAGAACAAAACATTGGCAGCAGCTGGTCGGTCAATAGAAGAAATAGTGCGTTCATCAGGCTATAAAACTAGGATTATTCCTAGAACGCCTGTTGTAGACAGTATTAATGCTGCAAGAACGATTTTTAGGAATTGTTGGTTTGATAGAGATAATTGCGTAGATGGGCTACAATGCCTTAGACACTATCGTTATGAGGTTGATCCTGATACTAAGCAATTCAGTCGCACACCGCTACATGACCAATATTCACATGGCGCAGATG